TTCAATATGTAATCAATGGACAACCGGCAATTCAGACCACCGACCAAACAGTTACTATGCCCGCCTCCTTTGCTACATATAACCGCTATGTGCTTATTTACTTAGACTCATCGGGTGTTATTCAAACCGCTTCTCCTGCTAGTCAGTCGGCACAACCAAAGGTTAGCAAACTTCCTGCCAATTCAGCACCTATCGCTTTGGTGGAAATTACTCCGGGTAATGATGGCGTGGCACATAACGTGCAGATGTATTTATCACTTGAAGAGTATAAGGATGCTAGTTTGATTAGAGTTAAGAATGACTCCGGTTCTGATATCGCTAAGGGTAAGGCACTTTACATCAGTGGGACACACAATGCAAATCTTCCTGAAGTGGGATTGGCGGATGCTTCTAGCGCATCAACCATGCCCTGCATTGGTGTTTCCTTTGCCGCAATTACTAATGGTGACGAAGGTTTTGCTGTTGTATTGGGAAGGGCTACAGGTATTGCTGCAAACTTCACAGCGGGAGATACACTATACGTTTCCACTACCGCAGGTGCTTTAACTAATACTAAACCTACAGGTGCTACGGATTTGATTCAAAACGTGGGTATTCTTATGGCCGCCGATGCTTCTAACGCTAAGGTGTTTGTTACAGGTATTGGTAGGTCAAACGATGTTCCTAACTTAGCCTTTGTAACCGCAGACAGTTCAGGCTTGGCTAACGGCAGACAGTTAAATGCGGGGACGGGAATTACTGTAACAGATAATGGAGCAGGTTCCACGATTGATATTATCAACTCCGCGCCGGACCAAACAGTTAGTTTAACAGGTGGTGGGATTACCGCCATTACAGGTAGTTATCCTAATTTTACTATTACTTCAACTGAAGCAGATACATTAGATAGTGTTACAAATAGGGGTAATGGAACCTCAAATAGCATTAGTGTTGGTAATTTTACAGGTGGAGGGACAATGGTTAATAGTTCTTTGGAAGCAAATACCACAAATTTTGGAATTGGTTTTACTTTAGGTCATAGATATTATTATGCTAATGAAGCAAGCGGTATTCTGATTTTAGATGCGGGAGCAGATGGACAGGTTATCACTATTAAAAATATACATGCTAATACCTTAACCTTACAGGGTAATTTGCCCGCTGTAGAAATTGAGGGTAATGTTGTTTCTTCAGCAGACCAAAGATATACAGGTCCTAGTATAATTACCCTCCCACAATACGAATCTATTACTTTACAGTATGTATTAGATACAGGAGGTATTTCACCGGGTTGGTATATTCACAATTCAGACTTATCGGGTAGTGGTGGTATTGCCAATGTAGTAGATGATACTACACCGCAACTCGGTGGTGATTTAGACACTAATGGAAATAATCTAACAGGAAACTTCTCCGCTACAGGTGAAACTAGATTATGGAAGGCTTCAGTAGTTACTACTAATAACCCTACTTATGCACCCCACGCGGGTAGTTATATCTTAGTCACGGGTGCTGTAACATTACCTACAATTACAGCGGTGGGAGAACAATATGTTTTGATTAACAATTCAGGAAGTAGTCAAACTATTACTTCGGCTAGCACATTAATTCCTGCTTCCCCATCTATTGCGGATAAAGCAGCCGTAACCGTAGTAGCGATTGATGCAACAAATTGGTTTGTAATTGGGTGATTATATGTTATCGGCTACAATTGGTTCATCGCAGTTGGGTAACAAATTTTCTTTATCTAGATTTACATTACCTCATAGTGAAATAACTAATATTGTAGTAAGTGCTAAGGAAGCAACTGATTTATTTATTGGTGGTGGAACAATTTCATTTACTATGACTGATGGTTATATTAGACAATATGATTTTTCTTCAGAAACATTGACTGTTCCTAGTTACGATACCACTAATACTATTTCAACTTTAAATACAGGTGTGACGGCGATTCGTGGTGGAACTTGGGGTAATTCTGGAACTAAATTAGCATACAGCGGGAGTAATGGAACTGCGTATCAAAGAACATCTTCCGCGTATACACTTGCAGGTATTGGTCCTGCTTCGACAAATGCCGCCGGTCTTGGCGACCTTCAGGGTGTTGCTTTTAATGATACAGGAACTAAGGTATTTTATTGTCGAGCAGGAGCAGTAAGTCAGGCTACTTTATCAACACCGTGGAACATTCAATCTCGCGGTTCATTTACTTCGTTAACCACATCAACAGATACAGACTCGGATGGAGGTTCAATTAACAATCTAACTTGTATTAGATTTTCGGCAGATGGGACAAGGATGTTTGTTTCATATAGAGATAGTTTTGGGGATGGAACATCACCTTTACATTATCCTGCTATTGCTCAATATAATTTATCTGTCGCTTTTGATATTACTACCGCTGTTTATGTAATGAATCTTAAACTAGATATTAATATTGGTGCATACCCATCTTCTCCTTATATCGGTTGGGTCACATTTATTACAGGGTTTGATTGGAATGCAACGGGCGACAAATTAGTTATTGTTGGAGCGCATCCTGCGGGTAATGGTAATGTTCTACTTTTTAGTTAAACTTATATAGTCGAATGAATTTGAAAAGAGTGTAGGTGTTATTATGTCGGATGAAGTTCAGAATGTTAGACTCGATAATCTCGAAGCTCGTGTTGGAAAACATGATTTGATGTTAGAAAAGATGGCCTCCGCTCAAACTGATATGATGATTAGTATTGCCGAACTTAACACACAGGTTTCCACCGCTATTGAATTAATGAAGCGTGGTGGTGTGATTCTAGTAGCCATTGTAGCAACAATGTTAGGATTAGATGTAAGTGCATTAATGTGAAGTGGTATTATGGGATGGTTTGGTATCTTAAAAATGGGAGTTATCGGAACTATTTATACAGTAGACGGCAAACAATACCATTTTTCCCCACAAGATATTGAAAGATATAACCAATTATATAATGAAACTCAAGGTAGTAGTTCCGAACAGAGAAAAAGAATTGCTTTAAGAAATACTATTAGAGAGAGAAATATTCAACCGAGGTGAAAATAATGTCGTGGACTGAAATTCTTAAGGCTACTAAGAAGGAAATTAGAGATGCTGAACGCAAATGGGTTCAGAATACAATTACAGATATTGATAGACACACCCCTATTAAGGTTCAATTATCCTATCAACCCAATGGTAGAAAGGGAAATGTTTATATAATTAATGATAGAGACGGTAATATCCCACTATTTCACGAAATTAAGGATTATTTTAAGTCAATGGGAAGAGTTGAAGAAATTGGTGAAAGAACCTTTATGGTAACAGAAAGAGTATTTTAAGGAGGTATGTAAATGGGAGCACAAAAAAATTCTTTTAACGACCGTATGATTAAGTGGACCGCTTTACCTGCGGTCTATCTATGGCTCGCAGCAAGTGGGGCAGTAGTGGCTATGGGTATTCTAAAACCTGAAGTGGTGTTGATGAACCTTGAAGGTTTTATCGCCCTTATCGCCATCATTGGTGGAACCGCTCAACCCGCGTTTGCAACCATGCTCGAACTATGGAAGAGTGAGCAACAGACTGAAACTGAACTCCACCCTGAAGTTATTCGCGCTAACACCGATGCTATGGTTGCTAAGGCTGAACATGACCGCAGGGTTGAAATTATGAAGGTTGAGCATCAGCATTGTTTGGAGCATGAGCGTCAAAGGGTAGAACTTGGTATTCACCCTCACAATTATACGGATGGTGAAGAATGATGGTAGATTACGAAGACGTGGTTGCTATTAATGATGAAGTCATGAATAGTTATTTGAGTAGGTTTCCGGGCTATAAAGATATGTATATTGAAACTATGGATGGTGTTTTTAGTGAAGGTAAATCAGAAGAAAAAGCAACTCAAGAATTTATAGCATTGTTTCAATCTGGTTTTAGTAAATTAGCACAGACTTATCTTAACGATAAAATGCAAGAATTATTAGACATGGGAGATAGATTCCAAACAGATTCTGATGTAAGTTTAAACATTCATAGTATTCATTTTTCTGCTGCTAGACTAATACTTCATTATGTAAATAACCCTGCTAAATATCAAAATTTTATTTTTAGATTAAATAAAAAAGCGATTGAGGCCGCTAAAACTACGTTGAATCGCGGAACTAGTGTAGAGTCTAATATTGTAGATTTCCAAGATATATACGCAAGTGCAAATAAATATAAACCTTCATGGCGAGATATACTAAAACAAGGTTAGTTAAAATCAAAAAGTGGCCTGACCTATGAAAAAAGCGTAAAAAAAGGGACGCCGCCCCTCCGGTTAAGGAAGGACGACGCCCCAAAAGGTTCACCATTCTAATTTTGCAATCTCAAATTCCCCATCGTCTTCGTTAAAATAACGAAGTTCTTTATTCTCTACACCCATCTTCCAAACGTCTAACGTAAGTTTTGAGTCTAGAAGACAATACTTAACTACATCTTCATACTTACCTTCCGCCCACCATCGGACGGCAGTTAAACCATCTGCGCTCTTTTCTGCATCTAGATTACTTTTTGCTAGATTATCTAGATGAACGCGCTTACCTACGGCTTTAGTCATAAGCCTGCTTGTATCAATACAACGCTCTTCTTTATCTTCTAAGTATTTTCTAATACAGTAGATATCCATTGAGTCCCGCAACGCGGGTAGGTCAAAGGAAACGATATTATGACCTAGCAATTTACCACCCTTTTCAAAGTGGTCGTCTAAATCAAACTTTAACTCTCTAAGCGATTTAACAATCGCCCCTTCAATCTCCATTGGCTTATCAACATAAACTGTTGCATTCTCCCCATCCCATGTTGTAGCACATGAGATAATCCACATGTGGGTGTTTTCCCAACCTCCAATATCTGCCGCCGTGTTTGCTGTTTCAATGTCTATTGATAAAATGTCGCTCATTAATATACCTCCGCATCCTTAATTTGTTCTACTGTGTAGCCTGATTTATACATTCCAAGAATACTATATAAATATTGCTCGTCAATAAAGTTTATCAAAATGTCTATTAAATCTAACTTGTCCTCTTCCTCAAGGAAGGTTCGAAGTTCTAAAAGAGTCTTTGCCTCAATCATTGTTCTTCCTCCTAACTTCTGTTCTGTTATTTCCTACGTTTCTTGTTTCAAATAGATGTTCTACATCACTCCACACGCGATAGAATGTCGCGCGGGCCTTTCCTGTTCTTTTCATATAATTTGTAATCAACTGAGTCTTGGGAACCCAGTTGCCCTGTTTCTTATTGCTCTCTTCATAAATACGGAGAACGATGCCCTCCTTTGTTTGCTCCTTTACACGACGCGGCGACTTCTTCAATGTATCGCTAAACCAAGTTGTAATTGAGTCAAAACTCGTATCAGTCAAGATACGCGCTTGGTCTATGTGTCGCAGTTCAACCGTAGTGCTACGTTCAGCGATAGCGGAAAGAGCAGCAGCAATACACATATTGTTAATTGTATTCATCAAGAAGGTGTTCAATGCGGCAAAGATATGGTCGGGGAAACTTTGCATATATTTCCTCATACCTCGCCAAATAACCTTCAAGCGATTCTTAGCATCGTTAGAAAATACAACCACCTTTCGCTTATCTCCCACTTCGGCTAAACGACGCTCAACCCAAAGATAAATGTCGTAAATCATCTCGGAGAACTCAATTTGGAAAATTTCCGCGCCATCATCTCCACCGACAATTTCACCCACTTGGTCTAGATATTCTTCCTCCATCTGTTCCTTGAGAGATTCAGGAACCTCACGAACATACAACCACATACGCTGAAATACACCCTTTGTTAGAATAACCTTCTCTAATCCCTCAGGTGGAAGAGTAGTTGCCCACAAACTGCGTTGGCAATCTACTACAAGGTCTTTACCCCACTCAGTCAAACGCTTCTTGATTAGGTGTGTATCTGAATCAAGACGGTTCATAAACTTCTGAAACATCATCACGGTGTCTTGCTTGTGTTGTGTTTCCTTGAAGATACCTGAGTGTTCAAACTCGTCAAACGCGATAATCCCTGAACCAAATAGAGCACCGGGAATATCAAGGTCAATAAACTCAGGGATAGGGTCGCCGTTAATATCTAAGTTATCCTCACCTCTCACCCAATCAGGATTCTTCACATCGAACTTCTTTGTGCCGAGAAGTGCTTGGTCTGTAAATGCGTCGGGATTGTTTAGAGTAAACTCCTTCACATCAGTTAGTGGTCCTCTTGGTGGGTTGCGTGTAAGGGGGTGTTCATTTAGCAGTTGAAAAAGCCTAGCCCAAACGGGAGAAAGAAAGTCAAACATTGTTGTCTTACCACTCCGCGCTGTTTGAACCCATGTGTAATGAATCCGTGGGTCAAGGGATAAGCGCCCAATTGGGACACGCACCATGTCCTTTAACACTTGTCCAAGCGTAACATAGAAGGACATAATTGCGGGGTAGTTATTGTAAAGAGAAAACTCAGTTACAACTTCTTCCCAACGAATTACACACGCGGGTAGTTCAGTCTTTTCAATTCTTTCTGTATCAAATTCATTAACATCAAGAGATTCGAGAGCATCATATAACTCCCACTCGTCAATGTCTAAGTCTTCTGGCATTAGTATTTCACCTCTTCTTCATTGTTAAATATCTCTACGATATTACTCGCAGTTGCTTTCCCAATCCCTGTTACTTTGCTCAGGGTTTTCGCATCCTGCATCGCTATTTCTAACACGCTTAGGTGTTCTTTAAGCAGGGTGTGGGCCTTCTTGGGAGAAATGCCCTTGATTGTAGATAGTAAATCTACTCTTGCATCATCAGTTCGTGTCTTCTTCGGTAACATTTTACGCATATCTAACTGTTTATTTGCATGATGAGCAGATGCTACTACAATTTCTCCCGCTGTTCTAGAGTCGGGAACCCAAATAACCTTAACATTTGTATTTAGATTAATAGAAGCGATGGCTCCTAAGACTTTACGCTCTAATCTAGACTTATATTCATGTGTAATCTTTCTCTTTTTAAGTAAATAACTTCCCACTTCGTTAATATCACCGTGAATTAATAAAATATTACGCTCGTATGTGTCTTCCATATTACTTAACTGATTTAATAGTCTGTTATTCTCTAATGAGTTAAGAAAATCGTTAATTTCTTTTGCTTCGATGCAAATATTACCGATAATATAGTCACCAATGTCTAATTGTTTCTTTTCTACTTTAATTCTTGCCCTTGTAGCATATAATTCTACATTATGGGAGAGTTCTGAGTCTTCTCTATTATCTATTACTATCATTTCTAATCCTCCTTAGGATATCGCCAACACTTACCTACACAATAACCTTTGCTAATTAAAGTATTGCATGATGGAGCCATGTGTCGCTTTTTAACTGCATAATCTACAAACTTTTGCGTCTTCACCGCGTTGTAATCAATCCATACGTCTTCATTAGAAGCGATGGTTTCGATTTCATCACATACGATGGTTGTAATATCATCCAACGCATCACCCGAAACCTCTCTTGGCTTACAATCTAACCCTTGTTCTGTAACCACCATGTCTGATAATACTTCATTATACCATTGGACGAGATAATGACGCGCCTCATGTCTTGGGTTTTCAGTCATTACCGCAGTTCTCAAACAAGGGATAATAGGTAATACACCGGGAGATTCTACTGAATCAATCTCCACCTCAGCCACTCTCATTTCTTTCACCTCAGGCCATTTCACGATTTCTTCTCCATAATACTCTTGCTTAATACTTCTTGGGCGTTTAGACACGTCTAGAACGTGTTTTAACGGCCTTGAAAGGTCTTCATGGTTCAAGACTACAGAAAACCTTTTTGCGCCCATATGATAGGTGTTATGAACCCTTCTAAGTCTAGCCGTATTAATCACTCTATTATCAAGTCTTGGAGATTTGTAAATCACATCATGGCAGATATCAAAGAAAGCCTTCACCTTACGCAAATCAAAGGTGCGCTTTCCATAGACAAAGATATAGAAACCCCTGCCTGAAAAGGCCATAGTGTGTTTTAGGTTCTTTTCCATCAACCAATTGTGCAACCTTTTTAAATCTGTGTATGCATCCTCAAGACTTTCTTCACCATGAGCGTCAATATCTAAGAAAAGACGGTCAATATTTACTGTATGTTCTAGACCCCGATTGTGTGTAAAATCATCGTAATCATAGACTGATGTGTATACATTCATTTTACCATTATAGGTTTTGATAAAATCAATATATTCATCTCGTGTTTCTACTACTACACGACGCGGTTGGACCGCTGATTCTAAGTGGGAACCTGCCCACATTTCACGGGGAAACTTCATTCAATTCACCTGTTTTATATCTTTTCTAATTTGTTCCTTCAGTTCTTCCTTTGTTAGAGATTTCATTCCCTCTTTAAACTGTTCTTCAAGAGGATTTTGCACTTCAGGGGTTTCTTCTTGTTCTTCCGTCTGCATAACAACAGTAGCAGTTTCAAGATGTTTTAGTATCACGGGTCTAAGTTCTCTTGTAAATTCCTGTTTAAACTCATCTAGAAGTCGGTAAAACATACCTGTTGATTCTACTAAGTATTTTAAACTATAATCATAATTACTAAGTAGAGTATCAAGTGTTTCATCTAGTTTCATAACCTCCCCGAAGGTCCACGGTCGGTTAAGTAATTGTGCTAGTAATTCCTTATTAGAAGAAATCATAATTCACACCACCACCTGCTGCTTCACAAGCGGTCTTAAAGCCGCACTTATCACACTTTTTGTAAAAGGGTGATGCTGTGAAGGTCTGCGTTAAATAAGCATCTACCAATTTCTCCATAGAGTTTATAACTGAAGTCATAGACCGCTTCTTTACTTCTTCGACGTAGATGTAATTACTAGCAGGGTAAAACCAACCCCAATGTGTGATACCAATTGAGGGGTCAAGTCCCGCGTCAATAAGTGTTTGCTCATTACATTCCTCAAAAAGAAGCTGATAAAATGCCATCTCTTTACGCATATGGGTTTTCTTACTATCTTTCCACGGTCCGGTCTTTAATTCAAGAGGAATGTAGCCTCCGTTATCTAAGAATATTCGGTCAATGACTCCCTGAAGGTGGACACGGATGCCGTTAATCTCATATTCTGCGTCGAGGCAAATCTCATTTCCTACAGGTTTAAATAGGTCAATTGTTCCTTCAGTTACACATTCAAGAAAACGTTCAGCATTCCAAGCAGACATAGCGCGATAAATGTCCTTACTTTCTTCATCCTTTCCTTCGGGGTAATATGTTCGGAAATGTTTTACCAACGCTGAAGGGTCGTCAATGAGAGGCATCGCCTTTTCAATATCCATCGCTTTCCAAAAGTCTTCCTGTGCATTGTGAATATCCGTTCCACGAATCATGGCGGCATTGACTTCCTGCTTAACCTTACCTTCACCTAATGGGTTGTAGTTCATTCGATAGGATTCTTGGCAGAAATTAAAACTACCAAGAGAAGATTTGGTGATTTTAAGCACCGGACCTCCTTCTGCATCGGGGTTCCATTGATAGGAAAATCCATTGTCCAAATCCTTTTCACTCCATTCAGTTACATAAGTCATTTTTCTTCCTCCCACATTCTGCGAGCAAACGCAACGGCTACCTTTTTACATTTACTACAACGCAGTTCGGCCTCGATGTGTTCTTCTTCTTCATTGTGATACAAAACACGCTCCTTGACTGTTTGCCAATTATGTTCACATTTCATTCTTCTTCCTCCATTCTTTCTAGGTATTCAACACTTTTCTTTACAATATCAATATCATGCATTACATCACCAAAGATACATTGAACAAGAAAACCAATTTCTGTATTATCAGAAAACTTGTCGGTTAGTAGAAGAAAGCCACCGATGATTTCTCTACATCGTTGGTTGAAATCCTCAATATCTAACCCTCTTTCGTTCATACGTTCATGCATCAATCTCATTCTTTCGTGGTAACTCATGCTTCCATCTCCTTTAATTCATCAATTAGTTGGGATGCTTCGCCTCTCGTTAGTCCTTCTAAGGACTCTTTATTTAATTTATGGTTTTTCTCATCACAGAGTTTAGTGATGTAGTCAATCTGTCGGGTAGTAATTGGGCCATTGGGGTTCTTAACAGACTTTGCCCCACCCGTAGTATCAATGGCTTTTCTCCGTAGAGAAGCGGTTGTTTCATCGTGGCATTGACGACAAACTTCAACCACATTAGAGCGGGAGTGAATGAGATATTCACGCCCAATTTCACGGCAACGGTTTTGTGAAATAATGTGATGCCATTCGGTTTCTCTCACTTCTTGGCAAATCGTGCATGTTCCAGTTTTAATCCAAAATCGTCGCTCCTGTTTAATTACTTCGAGTAATTTTTTATCTAATACTTCCATTTGTTCATTCAATTTTTTCTTTCTTTCGTATAACTTAATCATACTTTTAATATATGTTCCTTCCTTTTTTCCCATTTTACCACCACGAATCTAATGTTTGTTGAAATACATCGCGTTTAATTTCCTTAATATTCCAACCTAAACTTTCAAAAATTAGTTCGGATTTATTAATCACTTCAGCCTCAGCGATAAAGTCTAAGTCGGGAGTAAATTGTTCAGCTTCACTTAGGTTCTTAAAGGCGATGTAGTTAGCCTCTTTAGATTCACCGTTTAGTAGATAACATTTCTCGTCTAGGTCTTTGTTATCTATACGCATAAAGTAGTATGAATCTCCCACTCCAATATTTCCATAGCCTTGTTGATTGTAATATACAATCCCCGCTACCCCACCACCGATTGCATCGTATTCTTCGATTGGTTTACGAAGTCGAGAACGTTTAATTACATTATTAAGTTCTACCTGTCCCTTAATGATTTCTCCATAGGAGTCATTACAATACTTAATAACGGTTTCTTTGTTTTCGAATAGTGAAATCATCTTTAGTAGATTTTCCTGATACTCCTTAGCGAAGGTTGTTTCGTTACTCTTCTTCATCTCAAAGCCCATTACAAAGAACTTATTCTCATCTAGAAAATCTCCATCCTTCCAAGAGAGCCAACCGCAGTAGCGATTCTTTTTCTTAGTTAAGAAAAACTTCTCAGCAAACTTTTCAAACTCCAATTCCACGGGGTCACGAAAAACCTCGCGGCTGATATAGTGGTTAAGTTTCTCTCTCAATTGGTGCGCGTCTTCAACATCACGGACCTTGATAAATACGGAGTCTGTGTGTCCATAGATAACTTCGTAACCGAGTTCCTGTGCTTTAAAAGCAGTAAGACGCATAGCACGGCGAGCAGAAGCGGTGATAGATTTAGCCATTTCCATATCCCCCCAACCGTAGCCATCTTTTGCAAGGATTCCGTAGAAAGCGTTAACGGCTCTCTTTGTAGCCATCTGCGCTGAGTTCCACTTTCTCTTCTCTTCTTCGGTGGTGGCTTCTTTCATCAGAAGTTTGTATTCGGCCCGCAGGTCCATCATTTCCATAACTGCTTGAGGTAGTAGTCCTTCTTTAACATTACTGAAATGAATGCTCGGTTTCCCGTCATAGTCAGCCAAAGACTTCGGAGTGTTCCACCAAACGGGGTAGCCGCTATCACTTTTAGTTTCCCAAGAAATGTTATTGCTAGCCATCATCGTAGGGTAGAGAGATTTGAAGTCAAAGATAGCCACATTTTCGTGCAAACCAAAGGTGTTATATTGAGCAGGGTCCATGACGAAAGCGGCCTCAAATTTTTCCTTATTTCCCTTCACTCCTGTTGGGGGAATCCAATCTGCTTTACGCATGAAATACATACCACCCATTTGCGAGTTATGATATGTGTTTCCAAATGGGCAGACGATTAGCCGTTGAAGAGCCATCTGATTCTCCGATACGTTCATCACTTCATCAATCTTCACACACAGTTCAACGTCCACCTTAGCGTAGTCAAGATAAGTCTGAGTATCTTCTAACCACCCGCGCTCATAAAACTCCTGTCCCTCAAACTTCTGCGACACTACTTTCTTCTCACCTAATACGCGAGAGGAACAGTAGTCTAGAGAAAGAGAGGGTAGTGTTCCCATCTGTGAGTCAATCCAAAGACGTTCAAATCTATCCATTAGGCACACGGTTAGCCGTCCGTCAATCACTTGGTCGCTATTGAAATAGCGGTCAATTTTGAAGTCAAAACTAAACTCGCGGTTATCCTCATCATCTTTCTTGTAAACACCCTTCACTTGATTAAGTGGGGACATATCCAATGGGTTAAGTCCACAAGCAATCATTCGACGGATGATGAAGGGAATATCGTAACCCATGATAAACCATCCAAGAATCATGTCGGGGTCTTCATATTCAATCTTGCGAAGGAAGTCCCTAAACATATGCTCTTCGGAAGAGTAAACTATAAGAGTGTAGCCTTCGGCCAATAACTCATGTTGGTGTCCCTTAGGAAACCAAGTCATTATAGTATATTTGTCTGTATAGTTATCATACAAACTAATAACTGTAACTTTACCGTCATGTTCGCCCCCCACTTGAGTTTCAATATCGAAATACCACTTTCGCAATTCGTATTCCGGAATCTCGGTTAAGCAATCAAGGGAATACAAGCGAGAAACATCCACATCGGCTTGATAAGTTTTAATACCCTCATTCTCAAAGTAGGTCTTAACATTCCAACGGTTGTCGGGGTTTCCGTAATACACGCGGGTAAGGGAACGTCCGTTGAGATTCTTCCACGTTCCCGTAACCATTTTAATGTTATAAGACTTTTCACCAAAGCGAGTCCTTGCTACAATGCGATTTGTTTCTCTATGTGAACCGCTTTCGATATAGAAGTAGGGTTCAAAACTTTGCTCTTTCACTATCCTCTTCTTCTCCGCATCCCGATATCTCAAGGACACTTTCTGATTCATTTTGTTGTAATCTATAATCATATTCAATACCACCTATTTTAATTCCATCGCCGCGTAGCGTTTCTTCAAACGCATACTTTAGCGTTTCAATAAGGTAGGATGGTGAGTCCCACCTCTCGTCTGTATCAATCTCTATGTGTAGAGTTAGTTTCATACTAAATCCTCAGAGATTAAGAGAAGGACAAGATAGCCCATAAGGTCTAAAATTGTGTCCTTTTCATTCTCAATTTTCATATTCCCACGGAACATACGATTGAGTTTATCATCAATGCGGATGCGGATTCCCTCGGAAGCCTTACCTTTGCTAAAGATACGCACGGGGTCTAGCGCAGAATTTCCATAGGAAAGATTCTTTGCATGAAGCATCGCTTGGATTTCATCTAATATCATTTGCACCTTATCGTTAAAATCATTCTCCATTATTACACACCTCTCTTGAAAGACAGTAAGTAAGGCAGGTATCGCAGTAAGATAATCCTACAAGAGAAGCCATAAGGTCAACAAATTGACTTTCTCGTGTTTCCATAATCCAAAGGTCTTCTTTAGTGTAGTCTGAAAGAGCCGAGCGAATCACAGAAAAGGATTTACGCATACCGTTTTTACCAAAGTCGCCATAAGTTTTTACAATCATGCATCGTCACCATCGTCGTCGTCTTCGTAGTAATCGTCTTCTAATAGTTTAGCAAGACCTACTAATGCTAATGCTTTTCCTAACATCATTCTTCCTCCTGTGCTGCAATCATCATCTTGGCTAGCATCTCTCTTTGTCCGATGCAGTAGGCTAACTGAATCTTAATGCTATCCCCATAGCCACGAAGAAACTCTTCTTCACTTCGGTTGATATCTTCTAACATTTCGTCAATTCTCATCTGTATAAATTGTAGTGTTGTTTCTAAACTCATTTCGGTTCCTCCCGTGGTGCGCGTAAAATTGTGACCTCATCAGTAGCAATAACCAATGGTCGGTCGTCTTCATAACACAATGCAACGCGGGGTGCATCTGTGTAGCCAAGAATTTTTCCAACAGGAAGCGACACTTCAACCGTGGCGGGAAGTGTAGATTCTGTATTAACCCAAATGGGTGTAGTTACTTCGTGTGTATTAGTTTTAGACGAGATAGTAAGACTCTTACCATCAAAGTCAAGTCTATACACCGAGTTACCAACACGTTCTGCTAGGTTCATAGCGTCAGAAAATTCTTCAGTTCTAACCAAGAAGCGACTCTTCATTGAAAGAAATTGAGTCACCTTGATTGTTTCGTTATCCTTAATTGCATCGTAGTCAAGATTGGCTAAGAAAGGTTTTAGCTTCATAACAATGTTTAGATGTTCTGAACGCATTACTGAGGGGAAGGTAACGATTGAACTACCAATGAGCATCTTAATCTTACCTTCCTTGTGGATAATAGTCGCATCACCATCTGCTAGATAGTTAACCATCATATTGCTATCAACGCAGAATACACCCTCTTCAGCCTCACATTCATAGCGATAGACTACAAATGTAGATGGGTCACCATTGTAAAAGTAAACCATATTTGGAGTCGCTTCAATGTAGACTTGAGAGGATAGCCCGCTAACCTTACTCGTATAACCTTGATTGTATTTACCCCGCAGGGTAACAATCTGTAAAATATTCTTCAGTTCTTTACTATCAATTGTAAACTTCATATCATCACCTTTTAGGCTCATAAACACTAAGATAATAGCACCCCTATACGGTAACGTTCTCTTTAATCAGAGAGTGCCGTTCTTGATTTGTTCAAGTCCAACCCAATTAACGTCGCCGTCAGTATTTTCAAAAATTTCGAAGGACTGTCCTTCATTCTCCGCATTGGTCTTACTTTTAACGACCTTTGCGAAGAGTTTTGTCGTCTTACCCTTTTCCTCGCGTCGGGTAATGATGTGCTGCCAAAGTTTCGCAGTAGTAGACTTTTCCCAATCGGGCTTCATCCCTACAATGTCGAAGCCATCGTGAACTTCCTTCATGTGTGTGATGAAGAACTTATGGCAATTCAATTGGCAAGCGGCCTTGAAAAGACGCTGATATTCCTGCGTTCTTGCAAACCACTGAGTCGGGACCATCTTCACTTTATCAGCGGCACGAGGGTCGCCACCTTTAATGTGATTAAGACGAGCAATCATGTTTGTAGTATCAAGCCATGTGTCGAGGCCATCAAATACAATAGCCTTAACTGCCTCTACTTCAATTACCTCGTCTTCAAAGTCAATCTTCTTTGTTTCAATGGCTTCCTTTACCATACCCATGAAAAAACGAGCCATATCTGCGGTTCCTAAATAGTCCACAGTCATATCTTCGTTGTAAACATGGGGGTTGTAAATGAAGACCTTATCATCAGAAGACCAATGTTGTCGCCAAGTAGGTTCTGCACCTTCGTCAAAGTCGAGGACGAAAACCCAATGTGTTTTCTTCTCTTCTTCTGTTCGACAATCAATAGCCATACCTGTTTTTCCTGTTCCGGGGTCACCCGAAATGCCACAGATTAGATAAGCAGACTCTTGATTTAACAACTGTCGGCGTTGGCTGAATGCCTTAGCCTTTGCTGCTGCAAAACTACCTTTATCATCTTCTTCTTTTACTACACTTAGCGTCTTAGACGCTGTTCCTTTACTGTTTCCAATACCCATTATCATTCCTCCTTAAATTCATCAATTAGGTTATCTAGTTGGTTCTTATGCACAATGCGAGTAAACATCTTTCCACTCTTCATATGAAAGCGAACAGAATATTGTTCTTCATCATCGTGCTTCCACTCGATAGACTCAACCTCTTTCATATCGAGCACAATTTCATTCATTTTAATAATCATTTTTATCACCTGAGGTTTGGGCCTCGCACCCAATCGTATGTCTTTCAACCGCCACATATACACGGCTGATATTATCGTTGTATCTCTATGCCGATAATATCATGGAGTTACCTCAGAAGAAATCTACTTCGTCAGCGGTTTCCTCCGTAATGCTCTCAGGTGCGCCAGTTGCAGTTCGCGCAAAAACACCATAAAGGTTGATGCTTACGGGGTTAAACTCGCCATCAATAGGCATCCCATCATCGTCCTTCTTTTGTGTTTGATTGGTGCGACCCACAACGATTACATCAGAACCGACACCGAAGTTAATATCAACGTGAGAGGGAATCCAAACAGGGGTTGATTCGGGAATGTCCTCGTCGGAGAAACCGTAGTTTGCATCCACAGGCTCAATCCACATAACGCGGTTGCCGGTCTTTTCATTAACAGTTAGGTTCATTGAAGTTACGATACCATCAGTAACAACGAGGCGGTAGCCCTGTTGTTGTTGAATCTGTTGGTGGTAGTCTTCAAGTTCCATTAGGTCAGCGAGATATTCGGCCATGTTTGAAACGAGGCCGTCCTCAAAGTCCAAAGAGGAAACATCAAACCAACGCTCATCATCCTCATCGAGTGTATCAATGTATTGGATGGATGCGCGAGTCTTTCCACGAATACCGTAAATTGCTTGACGGTCTTCGTTAAAGATACCGTAAAGACTCACGGGGCGGAAGGTTTGAACGCTGAAGTTCTTTGCTTCATCGCCCTTCAATTGAACAACCCAAAGACCGGATTCTTCACCAATCTTGTTACCTACAAAGTGGGCGCGAACAACCCATTCTTCTGCGGGAAGTGGCTTACCATAATTCTTGTTAGCATCACCGGATGCCCAAGCCTTTACAGCATCGAGAGGAACAATCCAACGGTTCTCTCCTACTTCAATAGCGGCAGCGTGAATTTGAGGGATAACGCGGGTTTCCCACTCATCGTTGTGAACGCGGGTTGCCACATATTGTCCATTCTCATTTACTTCAACAAGACCACAAAGTCCGTCTTGAAGGGCTTGGTTCTCATCAGCACGGAAACGGGAAAGGACGTTCTTCCTCTTCCATTCCATTACATCACGCGCAGGCTGAATGGCTACAAAATAACCAACGCCTGTATCACCATATCCTCCACCTCCGGTGTTCTTAGCACCGGCAAGACGACCACGGGCATAATTCCGTGTAAGAGTTAGAGCGACTAAGGACTGTCGCTCGTCGTCCACATCAAGGCCGTTTGAAGTAGCGATTTCTGCATACTTCTCATTCATCTCATCATTTTCCATACCTAGTCGCTTTGCTAGGCTACCTAGTTCTTTTTCAATTCTTTCTAGCATTTTTCATACCTTCCTTTGTTTTTTCTCACCTAAAATTCCCTACAAACCAATAAACTAGGACCTTCGGCGTCACCGACCGGCCCCTCCATTCCATTTCTCCTACGCAGTGGGCGACTTTAAACTTCTCGCTCACCTCCATATCCATTTGTGTTACAGCCTGAAGCAGTTTTGCACAGATATCCTTTACAGAATGACCCATCAAAACGAGCCGCTCAAGGAAAGATACGGCTTCTTCAGGTGCAGAAGTTAGATTACGAATGCAAGACTTATACGGAACAAGGTTCTCAGCGTTGATATTCTCAGGTGTCTTACCTGAGTAAATACACGCTTGAAGTTCGTTCAATGCTCGACGGAAATCGCCACCACAAAGGTCTACGATTGTAGCAACAGATTCTTCAGAAAAATCTGCACCAACATCGTTAACAATTTCAAGCAAACGTTCACGCTGAACATCGTCCGGAATGGGTTGAAATAGATAGTTTGCACAACGGGAGCGCAAAGCATCATCAACACCATAGGGGTCATTACATGTAATCACAAACCGCACGTTTTGATATCTCTCCATAGTGCGCTTCAAAGCCCGTTGAGAGTCACGGGTCATACCGTCAATCTCGTCAAGTAGAACTATCTTGAACTTAGAATCATGATACGATTTAGCCATACAAAAGTTACTAATCGTTTCACGAACTGTTTCTAACTTGCGGTCCTGAGAAGCATTGATTTCTAGGAAATCATCGCTCTTGGCTTCACCGAGGAATTGATTACCTAATGCGTGACCTACGGTTGTCTTCCCAAGTCCGGGCGAACCGTAAAGCATTACATTAGGCATATCGCCTACTCTAAGCCAAGACTCAGCATCGGCTACCAATTTAGGTTGTCCGATAACCTGCCCAATCGTCTTCGGTCTGTATGTTTCTGTCCAATTCATTTCATTCACCAATTACACATTCTGCCGTTAATACATAACCTGCTACACTTACGGCGGAGCGTAGCGAGGAAATAACCACCTTAGCGGGGTCAATAATATGGGATGCTTTATCCCAACTAACAACCTTTCCTTCTGAGAAGACGGGCATGTATTTTTCTGCCCCCTTCACTAAAGACATATTTTCTTTAAAAGAACGGTCGTTATAGTTAGACATTATTCTACACAATGGAGCCATTAAGGAAACTCTAATCCAATTAGGAAATTCATCGTTTGCGGCCATGTTTGAAAATAATGCTCCACAACCGGGAACTGCACCTTCTTCAAGAGCAGCCCGTGTTGCATTTAGCGCATCGTCTAAGCGGTCTAGTTTATTCTTCACTTCCTGTTCCGAAATACCAAATACTTCAATAACGGCTGCTTTAGCCTTTAGTCTAGCTAAACGTGAGTTATGCTTCTTAATGTAAAATTCATTATCAGCGATTGATAAGTCGTCAGCAATTTCACCAATGCGGATGTTAATTCGCTCACCTTCATAGTCAATAAAGGTAGTCCTTTCTGCGGTAATAATTACCTTACCCACTGTCGCAATCTCTTCGGTAGTAATATCGTTAAGTCGCATTCCAATTTGTTCGTTGTAGAAAATGGAGCCAGTAACTGCGGATAGGTCACCAAGTCGTTCATCTTGCCAAAAGGAAATGTCTTCCGCTTGAACAACGCACATTTGGAAATTGCCCGACGATACGTTGATAGCCACAGATTGTAGAGCCGCTCCCGAAATCTCTCGGCAGACGACAACCAATGGTTGTTTCTTTGCTTGAGAGATTTTGATAGCCGGAACCAATTCATCAAAGGACTGGATGCTAGCGTTACTAACTACTACCAACGCATTTTCCATCACAGTTTTAGGTCCGAGAATCTTCTTAAACAGTGGACTAATGTAGCCCTTTTCACACTCATAGCCATCAACAATGGTTAGATTATCTTCACCTCTAACCGAGGGTTCAATGGTAATAATTCCTTCCACACCTACTTCCTTAAAAGCTTGGGTAATTAATTCACCCAGTTTTGAATCTCCATTGGCGGAAATAGTGGCTACATTTAGAATATCTTTATCCTCAGTAATAGGAGCAGTAAACGCTCTAATAGACCTGATAACCTCTTCAGCCGCTTCTTCTAACTCACGTCGGATTTCTGCACGGGGTCTATTGCTCTTAACTACTTCATCAAATCCATAACGGATAAAAGCATCAGCAAGAACGGTGGCGGTTGTAGTTCCATCACCTGCTTGCTCTTGTGCGCGTTGTGCTACTTCGATGAGAAGTTTTGCACCCGCATATTCATAGGGGTCTTCAAGAACAATATGCTTCGCAATTGTTACACCATCGTTCACAACCAATGGTGCGATATCACCTTGACGGTTGATGATTACAGATTTAGTAGCAGGGCCAAGTGTGCATCCCACCGCATCAGCGACTTGTTGAATACCGCTTCTCAGGGCATCACGCGCCTCAATTCCAAACTTCATTCAATCACCGCCAAAATCTCGAACAAATCTAGGGCAACATAGTTCACATTGTCCCATGTAAATTCGAAGCCATCCTTAAAGATAACTCGCGTCCCTTCATTGAAACCAACTGTCGAATCTACTACAACACCAACGTAGGGTTGTGGTGCATAATAGATACCGTCGCGGTTTCCTTCATCTCGTTTTACAATTGTAATATTTTTTGCCGCTCTCATTCTTCTTCCTCCATATTGCATTCTTTCATAATTCTAAACATTACTTCATCCCATTCTCTCTCATCAATTTCAAAATCACGAAAGTTAAAATACTTAAACGGCTTACTATTAATATCATAATAATAAACCTGTTCGGCAAGCCATCTTAGTAATTTATCTTTATTCATTCTTCTTCCTCCATATAGTAAATTTGCTCCACTGCTTCAGTGAGTAGTGAGAAAAATACAACTAACCCAATTAATATCAATAGGGGGACAATACTCAATGCATTACCCCCCAAAAGATTACAACCAATGTTACAATATTTACAATTGAAACTGAGATTGCAATTTTATTTGTAATGTGTAGTTCATCTTTCATCATTACCATATTATCTTTCATCGTTACTACATTATATAGTATTGAATTACCTAGCTCAATCAAGTTTTCCATGTCTTCCTTCATATTCTCTCACCGCCTCATCAGGGCTATGGTTTTCTTCATACAGTTCTGCTAGCACTTTCATGCTAATTTTGTGGGTTTTTGTGCTATTCCAAACCCATGCGACCCACACAGCATAGGGTATTCCTTCGCTCCTTCTCATAGGAAATCCTCTAATGTTGTCTTAGTAACCTTCACCTTTGAAGGTTTGGCTTTCTTCTCTTTCGTAATGTGTAGCACCTTGCATTCAGCCTCGGATAGTTTAGAAGCCGCCCACTTCGCATACTCAGGATTCTTAATCATACTACGAACCAAGTAGCCGTCTTCCTCGCGGAGTCCCAATTTAATACAAATATCAGGGAATGGGTTGTCCGACTTGCGCTGAGGTGGCTCGACAGTTTTATATTTTCCCTCATGAGAATACGCAAGTAGGGCGTAGAAATATTCAACGGGCCAACGATTCATTGCTGATGCTACTGCCGCTAACTTATTTGATGGGTTGTTTTTAGCAGCCCAAGAAAGTATCTGCATTGGTGCGGGTTTTAGTATTTGCATACCGCGTAGAAATTCATCTCTATCTCTCATACGCATATACGCGTTAGCCATAGACCAAATGTTATCTTCAATGACCTTAATTTCATCACTGTTTGGTGCAATCATTTGCATCTTCATTTGTGTGTAGTTTTTACTACCCGATAGTTTCACATCACATGCATTAATGATTGCCTTTGGCACAGACTTCTTATCAATTGATGTAAGGATAACCTTACGTTTTGCATAGATGAGGTCTAGAATCTTATCCTTATCAGGCTTGTAGTGCACATCTTCAATAATGATGGCTACATCTTTGGGAAAGGAATAAACATCATCAATGAAAATATCATCGGCATAAAATTCAACATATGGTCCCGCCGCAAATGCTCTAGCCTTGAACGTGCGACCCGTCCCCGGTTTTCCTACTACTATAATTGGTTTCGTCATTCAATCTCTCTCCGAACTCTTCTCTTGTTATGTCTAAATGTTCTCTGTTCTCTACAATTTTCATTCCCTTTTTGAAGCGACTCCACGCATTAGATTTTGCAGGTGCGCCGTCAGGCATGATATTACAAATTGCAATAATATCGGGTTGCCTACTGATAGTTAACATATCTCTATGTCTTTTAGGCTCAGGCTTTCGCTTAGGTTCAATGTTAAGCAGACTACCGAGTGAACGCTCGATGCCGTCAATCATTCTAACAGGGGCGCGTATTTCAATGATATGTCTTAGTGTCCATCCTGAGCGTGTATTTGCTCGGATAACTTTCAACTTTGGTGTAGCGGTTGTTAATAAAATGCCCGCCAATTGACCTTCTGTATACATCATGGACCACCTAATACGTCATTGAGTTCTATTTCCCATAAATGGAACCTGCGATGGCCGAAGAGGAACAATCCAGCGCCATCTTTAGACCCTGTAAATTGTTCACCACAGACTAAGCAGTGGACCTTTACAATTTCTGCGCGGTGTTTAATTGAATCAACACTTGCAATATCTAGCACGTTTCCTTCTGAGATGGTGTCCTCGTCAAAGTCTTCAGTCCACATGGCTCATCATGTAGTCCCTAAGAGTCTTCAATTTATTAAAGGTTTGGATTTCTTTCGATTTTTCGGTTTTAACTTTGGATACAGAAGTTGAGCTAAATTTACCATCTATCAACATTTTTCGCACCTTTTCTACCGCTTTTAGGTATCTATTTTGCTCTCCTTGTTTCCAATTTTCGAAGCAAGTATTTTCAATAAAAAGCATATAATCTTCGTTCAAAAACTCGTAGTAAATTAATTGAAATACTTTTTCAAGTGCACACCCGTCGTCAGTAGGACCTTCTTCAGAATCGTAGTGAATAGTTTCCCATTCAGTTGAGGGGGTCATCTTTTATATCCTCCAATACCCATCGAAGTGCTTTCACCACTCCGCGAAGTGCGGTGTAATTTCTAAGACATTCCGCGTTCTGCGATTGAGTCATATCGCGGGCCATGAATAGATTATACCAATGACGTTTCGTATGCTCCGCATCTTCTAACATATTTCTAACTTTTTCTTCGTCTATCATGTTTATTTCTCCTTGTAGTCGGGGTGGTTTTTGGGCAACCTATGTAGACGCCGTTCTGCGATATTACTAATCAACGAAGCGATATTAGCCACGGCTTGATTAAAACGCTTCTCAGCGACCGCATCATTTTCAGGAACCAAGTCATACCTAACACGCTCCAACGCTTGAGCGATAATTTCCGAATCCATAATAGCATTAGCAATTTCATACTCTCCGTGTGTTACTGTTTTAATTCTCGGCATTTGATTCACCTTTTAGTGGTGGCAAACCGTAGTATAGTAAGCCGCTATATAGCCCTGAAGCGTAACTATACATGTCGTTCAACTGTGTGTGTAATTGTTTGTAGCCAGACTTTTCAGCCAAATCACGGGCCGAATCAATCATCTCTATCAGCGTCTTCATTCCAATCTCCCCATTCGTCTTCTTCTTCTTTCTCTGCTTCCATCATGGATAGGTATGCAAGTTTTACATTATCGCTAGTTACCCTCGCTCGTTGCGATTTCTTATTCGCTTCATAGACAGACAATCGGATGAGGCCGCGAGCCAACATATTAGCCCTCTTAGCAATCTCGTCCACTGCTTCAGCGGTGATACCACGTTCTGTTTCTTCTTTGCACATTCTCCTTACTTCTCTAATGCTAACCATTTTTTCAACGCTCCTTCGTTATCAAAACTGCGGGTGTCTGCCGTCTTCACGTTGATGCAAAACCACATCGAACCCGTCAGGCTTGCAAATACCCATACTTCCCAATCCTTTTTTAACATTCCTAAACTCTCTCGCTTAACGTCAGACCCATACATGTTGCTATAAATCTGGCTGAGGATGAACAAATTGTCGTGTATAAATTGAGAGATTAGGGGGAGTTGAACATCTGCCCAAACATCACCCCTAATCTCATACATTCCTGTTCCTTTACACACCACGCATTTATGCCCTCTACAAATTGGACATTCTATCCTTCTCATTCCGTTGGTAGGAAATCTCACAGTTCGAACTGAGGACTGTTCACTACCTTCGTCATTCTCTCTCCTTCGCTTGTCTTTTCCCATTTTAGATGTTCCTCCTTTCCAAGCACAATTGCTGAATGTAGGACGGGACGCCAATTTCGTAGGGTTCGGTTATCTGTTCCACTCCAAAAGGCATAGCCGAATGGGTGGGTGTGAATCCAACAACGAAGAGGCAAACGCATACCGCGAAGATTTACACCCTCATAGTCAACAAATCCCGGCGAACCGTGGTTCAAGAATAGGTTGTTATCACGGTCTACGATTACGGAAACTTCCAATCCACCGAGAGTTTCAGTAGATTGTTTCCAAATCTCCTCAAGGAAGGATTCGCACTCATAGTCGCCGCCAAACATTTCCCTAATTGGTGTCTGCCAAACTTCCGGTTCTACACGATTATATCGCACGTTTAGTGGGGCCTTTGGTTCATTATTTCGGAAGAAAGAAGTCACCTCACCTGCCCTGTAATTGTTGGGAACTGTGATGTGTAGGGTATCATCATTTCCAATAACACCGCTACCAACACCATAGTTTTCCTCACCAAATAGGTCTTCAATTTCTTCTAAGTCGTCGCCTTCCTCAACGATGATAGCGTAAATACGCCCCTCGTCTTTCATGAAGTCGTAGACGTTTTTACGTTCCTCGTAGGTAAGACATTCATACCATGCATCAACCAAGTCGTCTTCAATCTCCAATGCTCCTTCAATTTCTTCCATTCTCATTCTTTCATCTCCTTTTGTTTCTTTCTCTTACAATGTGTGCATCGGTCGCTCATCTTTGTTCCTGCCAAACCGCGACCACAGTTTATGCAAAATCTCTTTTCATTAGCCATTATTCCACCTCTAATCTTCCAACACAGTCTTCCGGATTACTGTGAACGTAGCCTTTCGTTCCGTAGGAACCTGTGCTAACCCAAATAACCGGCATTCCTTTTTGGATATTTTGATTACACCAACGGCAGTATGCACGTCCTGATGCTCGTTCTGCTCGCGCCATTTCACGCACTCACCTGAATGTGTTTGTGAACATCTTCGTCGTTAAAATAACGCTGAATCCATTCTGCACCATAACCTGCAACCGCGACGTGAGTAAAGTGAACACCCGCATTACTGCGGTCCCACGCATCACCTTGGCATGAAAACGAACCATTAGGTCCGGCAGTTAGTGTTGAGTAAAGTTTCTTGTCCTCCTTGAAGCAAACAAGCAAACCCATTCGTCCTTGAGCGCGAAGGTCAAGCCACGGAACATCTGAGTTATAAATCAAACGTCGCACGTCTAGGTTATCCGCGCAGCAAACCACAAGGTCGTAACCTTGAATCTGCTTCTCAGTTAGAACTAGGTAAGGTTGGGCGTCAATCTTATGACGCTTCTCCAAAGCGTGAACCTTTTTCTCACCAACGTCTTCCGGAGAGAAGTTTTGGTAAGACAAATTCTTTTGCTCAACAATATCCGCGTCATATGCGACGATATTATACAGTCCTACTCGGTCTAGAAGTGGGATTAGAAAACTTCCAATTCCACCAGTTCCAATAATCATTACTTTCTTCATATCAATTCCTCTACTTTCCTTGTGTAAATTATTACAGATTTCTTGCTTGTATAAAAGCGTTCAGCGACCTGCTTATACGAGAGATTTGTTCCCAAGTATACACAAGCTGCTAAGATGTTACGGGTTATCTGTAATTGCCCTTCCACCTTTTCAACAATTTCCATCACGTCATAACCGTTGGTTTCACAAAAGGACCGCGCTTCCTCCAACGTGTATGTTAGATTCACGTCGAAGTAGTCTTCTGTTCGCGCTAAAATGTTTCTAGCCCTTCTGCGGCTTACCCCCATAATATCGCACAATTGCTTTAGGTTTACCACACGATTATTCATCCGTTGATAGATGTATAGCGACACAACCGCTAACTCTTCGTTGGTGTAATATCCTCGCTGAATCTGAACGTATGCGGAGCGCATAATCTTCTTCGCTTCCTCGCTCTCTTCAATTCCGAGTTCACTACACAATAGGTCCATTTCTATTTGCTCTCTACCGGCGGAGCCAATCTGCCCACCAATGGACATAGTAACAGAACTTACTTGATAGAGGCCGCATTTGCTACACTCCAAAATATTCAAGGAGTTCCTTTGAACCGACGATTTGCAGTTCAGACAAGCCATGAATTGTGTCCTCCTTTGCTCTTATAAACCCACTATAGCCCCGCAGTGTGCTAACATTCATCATAGAATGGTTGTCGTTTAGTAATGCTAGAGCACGACCCGCGAATTGGTCGCCAAGGGAAACATCAGCATCAGCATTATCAATACAGATAGGACCGTTTAGATAAAAAAATACCGTTTCACCATCAGCATTCTTCGCTCGTAGGAAATCGTAATTTGCAGGTTTACCATCGCGCTGAGTTAGGGGGTGTTGTCTTTCGTTTATTGTTAGTGATGGATATTTACCACTCTCATAACTATCGTTTTTTTCTATCGTGAAATATTCTTTACGAATGCCAGTAACTTGGTAGGTGGAAACATCTTGACGACCCGTAGATTTTAGGTTACGGTCTAGAACGCACCAATTTAGTTGCTTACCTTCAACAAACATAGTATCACGAATCTCCGTGGTTTTATTGTCTTGGGACAAGTAGTTTGACGTTTTTGAACCACTAATATCTACCTCATAGGCTTCAATGCCTTTGAATCGCGTTTGTAGGTCTTGAATCAATTCAAGGCTACGCTTTTCACGAAGAGCAGACTTACGGTTTTGCTCCAAAAAGGCGTGAGTCATTCGACGGTCGCCCTCGGATAGCAACTTGCCGGTGCAGAAGTGATAAAGTTCTTCAGGTGAGATGTGAGAGAACTTATTCTTTCTACCTTGAGCAGCATTGTAAAACGACTTAAACTTGGGAACGGACATAGGAACCCAAGTTCCGGGATTCAATTCAATGGCAATCTCCTTATCACCAATTAGGTTGATGGTTAGAAGTGTTTCTACATCCGTTCCATCGTCTTTGTAAAAGGTGTATAGAACTTTATCAGTAATGGCCTTTGTAACCACGGGGTCTGCGGTGAGAAGTCTGTGAAGGTAGTTATCAAAATCTTCATCAGTGTTATATCTATTGGCGATAATAAATATCGTATGTAAAAAGACCGAAACGTTATTCTTTAGAACTTGAAACCCGTTGATAAATACCTTTCTACCATCTTGCCAAACGATAACCTTACGATTGTTGGGTAATCGGAAAAAAATAGGAGATTTATTTTCACCTAGATTCGTCTTCATCATTACTTGAAAAATAGAAACATTGATTCGTTGATATAAACGAAAACCGTCATTCTCATTATAACCATAACCCCAATTTCGTGTTGAAGAATGGCAAACTACGTTGCCGCCTTGTGTTGTGATGCGATATAGCCTCAAGCAAAGTCCCCCATACTAATTTGGTCGCGGATGTAGTTATCACAAATCATTGTGAGTTTATCTTGAATGTTAACCGCAATACCGGGAATAACATTTCGCGCCAATGCTAGCCACAAACGGTGATGCATATTTAGATACACCACGGGGTTAAGTTCATCATTATAATTTATCGTAATCGGTGGTAGTTCTTCGTCGTCTACAATGTGAAATACTACCATCTTATTTTCTCCTATCATCATCTTCATTCCTCCTTCTTATTAATATCTTTCAAATACTCGACGTGGGACTTCTGAAGCACCTGTCGGCTGATAACTATATGTGGATAGTTTTCAATCAAAACAGGTAGCACTTCATTTAGCTTTCCAACATCTTCATAAGTCTTTGTCCAAACTGAACCATTTGCTTTCAAACTAGTCACTCTAAAAATTTCATTCTCCATTCTTTCACCTTTCCTAATTGTTTTCCCTCGTATTCTTTCCTAGTTCTAAAGAATGACGCTACCTGAGTGGTAGAAGGAATACGGACGAGGGTAACGCTGTATTCGTCATTCGCCTTCATTTCAATGAGGTCGTCCACGGCTTGCCTAACAGTTCGCCACTTACCATCCTTCATCAAATGAGGCAGTTCTGTTTTCCAAGATTTTCTCGGCTTAGATTTCGCACACTCCACCGGCACAAGCAATCTCTCCTTTCAAATCTGTGTTGTCTTGTAGTTCAACGACCTGAGTTAAGTCAATGTCGTTTAGTAATTTAATCATCTCTTCATATTCCTCCTTCGTGATTGTTTCAAAAGGAGCCTGTGTATAGGTTCCACCATCGTAAGGAAGAATAGATAGGCCGTTGTAATAGTCACGATTATTCCACATCCATTCTGCTACTTCATCCCATTCATGTTCACGGATAGAAACCGTGGCTGATACATTGTGTGTATTCACACCATCATTGTGTCCCTCACGAACCCAATGTCGGGAATAGGTGCGAATGCGTTCTAATAGGCTCAGGGCTGATTCTGAGCGCGTCGTTGCTCCTTCAGGGGCAGACTGAGGGATTGAAATTACTGCCGTTGTATGGGGCTTGAAAGCCTCATCTTCAACCAATGCGGGAAGGTTATCCACCATATATTGATAGATAGCCTCGTTCTTACCCACACGGATTCGACGGATATAGTAATCGTCATGCCATGCGTGGATGCCTGAAGAAGAGCCGAGAACCAGACTTGTAGTTCCAGCAGGTTTAATACAGGTCAAACGAGCGGCAGAATTGATGCCTAAATTAGTAGCCCAAAGTTCGTTAGTAAGTGCTACTGTATCTGCACCCTTTTTCAACACGGAAGTCATATCTAAATCAAGACGACGAAACGCATTCGATGCAATACCCGTCATGGACACGCCAAGCAGTGCATCCTTTTCAGTAGTCTTTTGCCAAATGTCCCGCAAGTAGTGAAAGTCTGAGTAGGATGCTTGTAGTGTTCCCAAGAAGGAAGCAGCAGAACAGCGTTGATAAAAGTCCTCTTCATCTTCAATACTTGAAGCATTAATCTCAGTTAAGTTACAGAATTGGTAAGGTCGTAGGGCAATTTCACAACACGGGTTGGTCCCCCAATCTTTGTCGTTAGAAAGATAAATCCCCGGCTCGCCTGAACCTGAATCTTTAATCCTCTTCCATAGGTTCATGAAGAAACTACGGCTAATGCGATTACGTAACAATACTGCACTATTGTTTGCACGTCCACGTTGCGGGTTATCTTCCCACCAATGACCGGACTTACAGGTAATCATATCCATATCGTCCGCGCTAAATAGTGAGATAAGAGCGGCGCGTCGAATTCCACCTGCTAATACTGCGTCTGCAATATGGCACATAATATCGTGAACCTCAATGGGTTGTAATTGGTCGCCATCTTGCTTTCTTTCTAGGATACGTTCTACTTGAAAAAGACAGTTTTTTAGTGGGTCTGCGCCCGGAGCCTTTCCACCTGAAGTAATCAAGGGTGCTCCTTTCTCTCTAATGTCTGAAAAGTCAAACAAAGGACGGGAAGAAAGGTCACCGAAATAGGAACGCATTAGGACCTTAACTGCATCCGCCCAACCTTCGATAGAATCGGCAACCAAATATCGCTTCTTTCTATCTGCGCGTGGTTTACGAATTTCTGGCAATTTCTCAACGTGGTGACGTTGAACTGAATAACCCACACCCGTTCCTCCGAGAAGAAGGAACATTGTTTCAGGGAAAGCCTCCATAGCCTCAACGGGCATGTAGGCACAATTGTAAACCCTATTGGGTGAAATCTCAATCGGTTTGCCTGCGAATTGAAATGACCGCATTGAAGGCAAAATCTTCTTTGGAACTACATAATCCCGATACAAATTAGTAATTTCTTCTTTGTATTCCGGAAACTTGCTAACGTGCATTCGCATATTGCGTTCACACAATTCTTCCCAAGTTTCACGCCTTAACTCGTCGTTAAGGTAGCGGGCATACTTCATGTGCACAGTAATGTCTGATAAAATCTCGTTTTCTTGTCTCATATCTAAACCTCGTTTTTCGTATGTTTGACGACTATTTATAGGTTGTCGTTGTCGTAAATCCACACTTGATTTACACTATCGTATTCTGTTTTAACAAATGGTCCTTTACCAAGAACATTGGACAAAGACCCACGAGTAATTCCGTGGGTTGAGTTATTGTTAACGTGGTCTAGAATCTGATGAAAGGACCTCGGACCCTCACTTGCTAAGTATTTTTGAATCCTATTCAAATTTCGTGTGTTTTTGTTGTTCCCGATACGCGGAGCACCGCGATTGATAAAATCTACTGACCTGTTGTTTCTAATCATATTAATCACCTTTAAAATGAGCAGTTTATAGTCATGCTCAGGACTATGAATGGCGGGCGTAGTGGGGTTCGAACCCACGACCAACGGGTTAAAAGCCCGTTGCGCTACCTGACTGCGCCATACGCCCATTGTTTTCTTCACCAATCACGGCAAGATGGGTAGTGAAGAATTGAAGCCACTCCACGGCTATTTCGTCCGTGGGGGTAATTCATTCGAACCTTTGCCAAACACTTTGAACAGTGTGGTTGGTTTGGCCCCTTCTTCACCTTTTTCTGCACTCGCACTTTCTTTCCTTTCATTCCTTGCTTTTGCATTTCACGCACCTCGTCGGTAGGTTTCAAGCCAAACGCGCTGTTGTTCAAGCCACGCTTGGTCGTAATTCTGTGTGAGAAGACGGCCAACGTCAATCAGTAATTGACGGACCTCTTCATCGCGTTCTGCGAACTTTTGGACAAATGGGGGGTTCTCCACTGTCTTCAAAGCCGCGTTCATCATTCGTTGTTCAAATTTTCTATTCATTTCAATCATTCCTTGAGTGAGCAGTTTAACCTGCGGTCATGCTCAGGACCACAAACAGTTTCACAATAGTTTCCAACTTTGAGTCATGTTCAGGACTCAGGAATAAGTGCCGGGGGCAGGATTCGAACCTGCGAACTCGTTGAGATAAGGGCTTAAACCTCACGCCTTTGACCGCTCGGCTACCCCGGCTTTTGTTTTGTTTACTCTTCTTCCTCCTGATGGCATTTGCAGATACAGCCATCCTCACAGATACGTTGTGGCTTTTTGCCTATAAAAATTGCCCAACAGCCTGTATCTTGTGGGACGAATTCATGCTTTCGCCTCTTGTGGTTGTGTTCAAATACTGGCATGTTTGGTTTAGAACAAATGGCACAACTGCGTCGTTCACACTCCGCCTTCCACACATAAGGTTGTGGGTTTACAGTCATTCTTTCTACTACAACTCTGTCGTATCCTTCTTTGAAGTGTGTAATTTGCACATCTCCATCACTCAATGTTTTTACTTGTTTTTTCATATCTTTTCCTCCAGTTTATTTACGCCCCACCAATAGAGAGCATACATTGGCATTAAATAGAGTGTTGATAGGATAGTAAATGGACCTAGAGTAGATACATAGTCTACTCCTGCCCAAATACAGTAGATGTAGGCAAAGGGTTGCAGAACAACCGTCCCCCAAATTGGAGCAATCCAGTCCCATTTACTCATTTAATCGCCTCCTTAAATTCATCGTCATTTATTACCATTTTCCATCCCTTTTTAGTTTCAACAGCTACCTTAAACCAATTCTTTACTTTAATCTCCTGTGTCCCGTTGTCCAACCATACGTTCCAACAGTAACAGGTATTCATGTTATACAAATTTGGACTTGCCAACATCTGAGTATCGCATTCTAAGCACTTAATCATAAATCGTCTACGAGTTTTCAATAAAAACACCTCTTTTAACTTTCCATTCTCCCCACCCAACGCGAGTGGTGTAATACACCTTGCGAATACCTGCTGCTTTGATAAACTTTTGGCATTCAGAACAGGGTTTAGACATAGCATATCCTGTTGGAGTAGTTCTTAGAACCAACAGGTCGCAACCTCGCGCACTTCGCGTTGCGTTTGTGATAGCATTAACTTCAGCATGACGTGTTGCGGTATTCCAACCAAAACCAATGGGCTTACCACCCTTCAATACAACGGCGGCCAAATGATACAAACAATGGCCCGCTTTGTGAGCGTATGGTTCGGTTAGTTCTGCAATACGTTCAATCTTCATGTTAATCACTGTGAATATGAGTTACGGGCTTCCCACCCGTTTGTTGATTTTTTTTTCAACCTCTACCAAAAATCACTAAAAGAGTAGAAGCGGGCATTATTTTAGTCAGAAATAATGCCAAGTAATATGTTAATGAATAACGTTTAAGGCACGTTTTCTATAACAATCACGCCGACCTTGCCATCCTCCATTGAGGAAAAGCGCGAAGTGCGTAACTAAGACTATCATTACCACTTCCGACAGAACATTTCTTGCTTCACGGGTTCTGTATTAACGTTGCAGCGGGGACAACCCGCATCTTACTAGTTGTTTTCATTTGTATATCTCCTTTGAATAGGTGGACCCTGTGAGATTTGAACTCACGACCGTCCGGTTATGAGCCGGATGCACTAACCTAACTGTGCTAAGGGTCCATAAGGCAGGCGCGGAGGGAATCGAACCCCCATCTTCGGCTTAGAAGGCCAAAATGCTATCCATTACACCACGCGCCCTTATGTTTCATTCTTCCCCGTCTTCCCAACGCTTCCAATTGGGAACTTTCGGCTCTTCTTCGACCTCTCGCTTCATAACAAAGCCTAGGTCGCAACCAAGTTCAAGGAAAGAAATAAGTTGACCCTCATCATCTAGATTTTTAATCTCTTCTAATGTGTGGTAGTATTCCTCTTCATCAAGAGCGGCGGCGGGAAATTTGTCGAGTAGGTATTGATAACCTGCTTGTAGGCTATGCTTACGAATGCGCTCGATTTTCTTGGCCGTCTTGTATGTCTTACGGTAGGTAAGAATTGCTGAGGGCATTTCAATCATCATTCGTAGGAACCACATTTTCTAAACTCTCCATCCATTCTCGCTTTCTACGCATGTAGGCCGCCTTTGTATAATAAGTTGAAATATAATTCCAAAGGCGGTATTTATTCTGACTGGCATATCCACGATAATAACCGTTTCCATCTTTGCATAATTCGATAATCATATCAATATCATTAGTATTTAGATTTTGGTATCTACCATTCAGATACCCATATACATGTAAGGTTGCGTTACCCTTATCCTCGGTTCGAAGTTTCCAAGCCTCCTTAATGTTTTCTACATCTTCTTCGTTGTTTACGTTAAATTTAATCCTAGTCATTCTATCACCATAAAAAAACGGGGTTTTTTGATAACGCAGGACCCCTTACCTGCGTGGACAGAATTAGAGTTTACTAATTCAGTAGCGACCTCCAACGATTGCCTGCATCAAGTAAACATCTTCAATGTCTTCAGCCCGCACGTTGGCGATATCTTCGGCGGCTACAAACTCACCGTTGATATATGCCCAATGTGTCGGGTGATTGACGATTTGCTGAATTGCTTCCTCGCCGCTCATCTCCAATTCTGTGTGTCCTGTTTGGTTTCCAATAATTACCTTTACCATTTTTCATTCCTCCTTCATTCTTCCTCTTCGTTCTGTCCAAGAACACGGTCAATGACCGCTTCATTATCCTTGACGGCTTGAATAACCGCCTTTCGAATGTTCCTTTGTGCCGATTGATAGCGGCTCTCTGAATTAACTAATACACCGAGGGCGTAAAAATTATCTAGAGCAGATAGGAACCACGTCTGAGCATCAGCAATCCGTTGTCGGTCTGCCTCGCTGACGTGCTTTCCACCTGTTGCACGTTCCAACATTCGGTCAATATCGGCCTGAGTAATCAAGCCCGCTTCCATCAATTCATTCAACTTGTTCGTCATTTCATTCACTTCCTTTCTTCATTCTGTCCAAGCACTTGAAGGCTTATCAAGAGTTCGACCTCTTGATTAGCCGTCCATCGAGGGTCGCTTGCTTGCCCTCAAGAACATCAATCGCCATCATAATGTCTGGCGAAAACTCACATTCACCTTGCAAAAGGTCACACATTTCTGCGTTCACCATTAGGGCGAAGTGAGTTAAATTGGCACAATTTTTCCTTCCAATAACTTTACCACTTTCAATTCTACACACTTCCAAGACTTGTTGAGCGGGTAAAAATCGCCAATAAAGTCCGAGTGTTTTGCTTACAATTTCCATTTCATTTTCCTCCTACATAGTTACGACTTTCCCAATCGCGGAAGCAGTGGTCGTGATAACGCTGCTTAATTTCCTGCGGGTGCAGGAGTGAGCCTCCGCAAATCTGGCAATCGTATGGGTTCCAACTAGAAATCTTCATCGAAATACTTCCCCCTCCTAATTTCATCTTCCACACCGTCGAAACAGGCGCGGCAAAAGTAGTAATAACGCGCCCCTACGGTAGTAAGGTCTTCTTCTTCTTCCCAATCTTCTCCATTCCAAGAGTGAAACTCGGTAATTCGGGCATCACCCTTGATTACACAGAAATCTGCACCAATTTTTGTGCAAATTTCACACTTTTCTTTATCAAATTTATAGACCATCTAATTCCTCCATTATTCCAGCTATATTTTTTACCATTTCCCAAGATTTTCTAACAATGCTTGCAAATATCATACTTATAAAAAATATAAGTCCCATCCCAACTATGACCCCTAGGGTCAAATGTCTGCCCCCGGATTTAATAGCCTAATTGGTTCTTCATCATGGCATTTACACAACAGCGAGTGATTGTAAAGTTCGCCGCAGTAGACGCATTCGAAGTATGTTCCTCCACACATTTCAATATCTCCTTTTCTTTATTAAAGTTACTTTTTATTGCCTGTAACAAAAGGCAGTTCATTCTTGCAGTGATAACAAGACAGAACTATTCTATTTCGTTCATCATTATTCATCTCAAGGCGAACAGTGAAATATTCACTATCGCACCTTAAACAGTTAATATTCTTAATCGTCATTTTTATCCCTTTCCTTTCTCCTGTTGTTCAGGTAGATGAATGTAGCAATCATCCCGAACCAAAACGCAACCTCAAGAGTGATTAGCAACACAATTGAGGAAGCAATCAACATTGTTTCCGGACTCAATTTTCTTCACCCCTATATTCAAACCGCATTCGTTGGTCGCGGAGGCTGTAGAAGATAAACTCAAAGATTGCGAAGGCCACGATAGCGTAGCCTAACCTAAGAGTATTGAGTGTTAGGTGTTCAACCCAACGAGGCTCATAAGCCGATGAAGCATACTCGCTATTGACGACCACCAAGTAGCCAACAAAAATCCAAAACAACATTGTAGGAATTCGGTCAAATATAGTCTTCATTCTTCTTCCTCCAACATGAGGCGTTCAAACTCGTCTTCCAGCGTGTTGTAAATCTCCTCACCGAGAAGTGTGAGGATGCATCCGCGGTATACCGCATTCCAATACATCATCTTCTGAATCGTCTTATCCGCTCGCTTAATTTCATTCAATAGATACTCTTCATATTCAGTCATATTTCCAACCGCCTTTTTTGTGCAATCGTAGCACCAATCCATAGGGTGATAGAACACATTTTTGATGCCGTAACAATGACCGCACCACGTTCCCTTGTGTTTTGTCCACCACTTCATGAATACATTCCTCCGCATAGTGAGTCGTAACAACCTTCAGCACCACATTCGTTGCACCAATAGTCTGTAATTTCTACAAACTCCAAGTCCTTCTTGTTGATATGTCCACCTGCTTCAACGGCGGTGTAAGCCACCACGTTAGCAAAGATGGACCATTCTGCACCACATTTCTTGCAAATCATTCTACAACCTCCTTTTTCTCAGCGCAGTCAAAGCAATACAACACCTTTTGGTCGAAGTGGTGTGGTGACTTACCAATACTCTCCCTGCAACTAAAGCAACGCACGTCTACTAAACTCATTCTTCTTCCTCCTTGAGAATCTCGACAATTTGCTTTGCTAGATTGTAACAGTAGATGAAGTCGTTCCTGTCTGCCGAAGTATGGCACAAATCCTGATGATGCCATTCAAGACACTTGACGATAATTTCCGCCTTTTTCAACGCCTCTTTCTTCATTCTTCTTCCTCCGGATTTGTTGACGTGTTTTCCCTCGCATTTACGCTCTCGTTTCGCACCTCAGAAAGCAGCATCATTCGCATGAGAATGACGTGTTCATTACACGCGTTACAAACACGTCCGTCAATTAGTGGGTTACCGTTGTTTCCATAACCTTCGTAGGTTTCTCCGCAAAGGTCGCAAATCAATAGACCACCACCAAGTCATTTCCAACAGGGAGGGCAACGGGGGAGAAGTAATTGTTCTCAGCCCATTGGAGGGCATCAAACATGGTGCTGAACCGACAGTTCATCAACCGAAAATGCACACCTTCGCGCCTCATCTCTTTCCTCACCTCTTGGATGAATTCATTCTTCTCTTCTCCACTTCGCATGAAATACCTGTATTCCTTCATTCTTCATCACCTCGGACAATTTTGTCCAAAATCTCTTCTTCACTTTCGAAGATTTGCTCCCAAATATATTCGGGAATATCATCCCCACGAGCCTTGTATGCTTCTGCGCGAGCATACCAATGCCCATCAACGTATTCTTCCCACTTTTCATCTCCTTCGATGATATCGAGAATCCATTGAGCGTGTTCAAGGTTTTGTTCTGAATTGCGGCGGCTTGCCTGTTCTTCAAAACCCATTTCTTCATTTTCAAGAGTCACATGACCGTGAATCAAACGGAGGCTTCCCTTGAGAACACCCCTTGCAATACAAGCATCACAGATTGCAATTCGGAAACCGCAGGTGTCCCACTTTGAACCATACCCCATTGAACCCTCAATGGTGTGGGCCTCATTG